CCGTAATCAGTTGACGTAGCCATATAAAAACTGCCTTCCTGCAAAAGCGCCCCCGTGGTGGGCGAGATTCCGATTTACCCCGCTACGGGCGTCGTAGCTGATATTCCAGCACAGCGAACTTTGGTCGAAATACACCGTGGAAGCGTGTTCGGTACCGCTGTTGATACAAAAGGAGTGGAATATCGGCATGATGAAGATACCTTTGAATTTATCGCGCAAGGGGAAGAGGAGGTCTAAAGCCAGCCGCCCGATCGGGTCGTTACCCAGAATAATGGTTCCTTCGACCACTAACGCCGAATCCAAATTGGTATCTAATATGTTGCCGTCGTTGTCGTACATCTGAATGCCGTATTCATCGGCCATCTCATCCTCCTATCAGTCATCACCCCAGTTGGTGAGCTTGCCCACCCGCACCATCACATGGCCTTTCTCGTTGCGTACAATCAGGCCGCGATAATCCAACTGCGTGCCCACCTTGCTGTTCGGATCGGAACGCAGTTGCGCCCCGTGCTCCTTGGTCACAATGAAGCGGCCATCCGCCATATTCAACGTACCGCCCCGGATGTCCGGCGCTTCGATGGTTTGGTTGGCCTTGATGTGCCGCCCCAAAATCGAGCCGTCGGCAATCAAATCCCCGTTGAAGTAGGTTTTGTCGCCGGTCACCGTGAACATCGGCAATTTTTTGTTGTTCCACAGCACCAGCTTGTCGGCCTGAATCACTACCTCAGACTGCCCGCTAGTCCCGTCCGCCAACAACGAAATACCGCCCACCACCTTAGTTCCGGTGCGGGTATCGGTGCTCACTTTCAGCGTATAGGCCGCGCTCAATTTGCCGTTTAAATCGGCAAACGACTGCGCTACCTGCGTTACCGATGCCTTGGCCCCGGCCACTTCACTTTCCACCGCCTGCACTTTGCTGGCTTGGGCTTCGGTTCGGGTGGTGAGGGTTTTCATCTCCTCGGCTACAGTGGCGATTTTGTCACCAAACTGCGAACGTACGGCGTTGATGCGTTTGGATAACACATAATCCGCCTCGTTCATCTGGCTGTAAAAATCCCACTTGCCGGCCAGCTTGCCGGTATTACCGGCCATGCCGTTGTTGCTACCGGCCAAGTTGCCCACCAAGTTCAGCAACTCTTCCCCGGCGCCCGGCGCAAACTGCTCTTTGCCGATTTTGCCTTTCAGCTGCTCGAGCAGCAGGGATGGGTCATCACTGCATACCCCGTCCACCGGCGCCGTCCATTCTCCAGCCAGCCCGGCGCTGTCCACCAGTCGCAGCCAGAAATACCAATGCTCGCCGGTCTTGACGTTGGTGAGCTGGTAGTCAGTCTGCGGCGCCGGCAGTTTCGCCAGCGGCATTGCCTGATTAAAATTGTTGCTCCTGCCGTAGCGGATTTCAGTGTGTGCTTCCGCCAGCAGCGGGCTGGGTAGCGTCCAATTTAAGCCGATGGCAAACAGCTTGGGCGTGGGCCGCACCCCAGTAATGGTGTAATTCAGGCTCCAAGCTTTTTCCAGCGGTTTAGACAGTACGCCACGCGCGGTGCGGCCGCGGATTTCCGCGCGGTAATCGCCGTTAGGCAGCCCCTGCAGGCTGACTTCAGCACTGGGCGCATCCGGAATATGCCGCCACAGCCGGCCGTCTTTAAAAATCTTGATGTCGTAGCTCACCACCTGCCCGTCGGCACTCAAATTCTCCCAGCTTAGGGTCAAATCCCGCCCGTTGGTCGATAAGTTACTGTTGCCGAGCTGCGGCTGGCGGCCGTATTTAGTGGTTGCCCCCGCTTCAAACAGCGCACTGTTGTCCACCGCAGCGTATTTGGCCGGGTCGTGCCGCAAGGCGGTAATGGTGTACGTGCCGTCATCGGTATTTTCCTTGATGCTTACCGCCCGATACTGGCGCGGCACCACCTTGCCGGACAAAGCCCAATGATCGTCGTAACCCAGCCCTGCCGGGTCGCCATCCAACAGCAGCTGATTAGGCTGCGGCTGTGATGCCACTTTCAGGCTGTAATGCTTCGGCACCGTTTCGCCTTGCGCATTTTGCTCGAGCGCAAGGTATTGGAACCACCAACCGGCCAGGTTTTCCGTGATGGCGCGGTCAAGAGTGACCACCCGGCCGCTCACCGCCAACACCTGCCCGCCCAACTGCGCGCCGGCAAAGTGGTTGTCCGCGATTTGGATAATGTCGTAGGGCAGGTGTTTCAGCCCTTCGCGCCCCACGGTAAACGACACCGCATCCTGCTGGCGCAGGCCGGTTTGCAGTATCCATTGCCCGTAACGCACCGCCTGCCCGCGCGTGGTGCAGCCGAACGCGGTTACCGACTGGATATTCAGGCCGTAGCGCGCCACTGCCTCCGCATCGGCCACATACTCGGTCTTGCTGCGGTAGCTGTCGTATTTGTCGGCAAAGCGCACCAATACGGCGGTGTAGGTGGATTTCAGCGCTACCCCGTTATAGGCAAACTGCCCGTCCACCACATTGCTGTTGTCGTACTGCGCCACCGGGTCGCCGCCCTGATCCAACAATACCGACAACTGGTTGCCGTTCCACAGCGGCATACCGCAAAAGGCTGAGGCCAGTTCGGTAAGCAGCTCGCCCGCCTGCCGGCGGTCGGTCAAGTAAGCATTGCAGGTAAAGCGCGGCTCCAGCCCGCCGAAGCCGTCCGGCACCATCTCATCACAATAACGGGCTACCTGATACAGGCTCCATTTGTCGATGTCTTCCGGCGCCAGACGCAAGGCCAGCGTGGAGTAGCGCTCTTGGCACACCAAATCGTAAAACACCCACGCCGGATTATTGGTCCACGCGGTTTTAAAACTGCCATCCCACAGCCCGGTATAAGCGCGGGTTTCCGGGTCGTAATTGGAGGGCACTTGCACCTCAATGCCGTGCACCAGATAGTTGCGGCGCGGATTCTGCCCGCCGAACTGGTCGGAATCGATGCTCAAGGCCGCCAGCGCAGTAAACGGATAGCACAGTTTGGCATCCGTAATCTCTACGTAACTGGCAAAAAAGGTGCTGTTTTGGATTTTGTCGCTGGTACTGTCCGGCGTGGGGCGCGAAACCTTGATGGAAAACGGCGCTTTCGGCAGCCGGTCGAACACCTCGTCATGGTAAAACGCGCCGCTGCCCTTCTCGGTAAAGTTCACCTGCCGATGTTGTTGCACGCCGTCATCATTCACCAGCTGGATAATCAATGCCGTATTCGCCGGCAGCGTATCGCCGTTATCCTGTATCGCCGCATTGCGCTCCACCCCCACCGTTACCCGCAGCCGGGTCGGGCCGCTGTCGGATACGGTGCGGATAACCGGGCTTTGGTTTTTCACCGGATTAGACACCGATACCGTGCGCTCCACGCTCTCCCAGCCCGGAATATAGGATTGGTCAGGCGTGCCGCGCTGGAATACCGCCGTTACGCCTTTAAAGTTGTAGCTGCCGTCCGGATTCTGTACCGGCGTATCGTTGAAGAACACGCTTTTAAACGGCGCATCGTTACCGTTGGCAAAGCCGGCCACCACCCCTTCGCTGATCACATCCACGATGCGCAGCATCTGCGCCGAAGACAACTTATTCGGTGCCTCATACGGCGTGCGAGCGCCGCCACCGCTTTTCTGCCCACCCATGGCCCTTACTCCTAATTCTGCTGCAGTGCCGCCGTGTAGTTGCGTGCGCGCACCGAATCATCATTAAAATCCGTGTCGTAATACTGCCCGTTCGGCGCTTTCGCCGCCTGCCCGGCAATCGGCGTTTTCACCAGCCGCAGGGTAACGTCCGCCGCCGTCGGGTTTTGCAGCACCGGGTCGCCGTCGGTATCCACCCGGCGCGACACCACACCCTGTGATGCCACCCGGCTGCCGCAATACACCTTGCCGTAAGCCAGCGGCACCGGCTGGCCCTGCGCCGCCGTGTTGTCCAAATTGGAAAACGCCGTATTGCGCCCAGCCTTCTGCCCGCGCTGCTCATTGTCTAATTTCGGCGGACGCGCCAACATCTGCGCAATCCCGCCCGCCACCAAACCAATACCGGCGCTCATCAATGCCCCGGCTGCCGCCCAGCCGAACGGGTTCCACCACGCGAACGCAATCAACACCACCCCGGCGACAATCTGCCCAGCCTTGCCCGCACCCTGAATGCGCGGCACGATGTGCAAAATCCCGCTTTCAGGCTGCCTGAATTCGTGCTCCAGTTCCGCCTCGCAGAAATCGTGGCCGTTGAAGCGCACCTGATAAAACCCGCTGCCTAAAATTTCCCGAAAGCTGGGCAGTTGGGTGAGCAATGCCCGCACCGCTTCCGCCGGGCTGGCGGCGTGCAAATCAAAACGGCGGCCGTATTCGCGCAGGCCGC